GACTGCACAAGCTGTTGGTTTAATTCCTTGAGGATATTTGATGATTTAAAAGTAGTGTATAACGAGTATAAGGATGAGTAGCTTTATTATAGGATACATTATGTTTAGAATAATAGAAATGTTTATTGTAAAAATATATTACTTCTTTGCCAATGGAAAATGATGACGAAATCTGGACAACAGATTCAACTGGGTATAATCATTTACCCAAAGACCCAATAGTAGAGGATGTTATAAAAACTATGAGGGCTAGATCAAGGGATGGGATATTAAAGTATGGGACTACCCTTTATGATTCCCCTGATGGGTTTTATAAATTCCTTAACCATCTACAGGAGGAGCTCATGGATGCTACCCTGTATATAGAGAAGCTAAAGAGACAGAAATGAAAGAATCAGTATTAATAAAAATGAAGAAGGACTTAGACTTAACCCAGAAAGGATTAGTCGTAGCCCTATACAAAATAGAGCAACTAGAACAACAACTAAAACCAAAAGAAGATGCCACTAATGAAACCAAAACAGTACGAGACGAATAAAGACTTCATCCAGAGATGTATGGGGAACGCCCAGATGGGGAGCGAGTTCCCAGATAGAGAACAAAGGTACAGCGTGTGCCAAACAATATGGAAAGATAATTTTACACCTAAAAAGTAGGTTGTATCTAAAATTGTTATATATTTGTTGAAAACACAAAGAAATGACAAGGATATTAAAAACTTTATTAGCGACTCCCCAGATCATTATTGTGTTCTCCCTACTTTTAATTTTATTTATAATAGAAGGGTTACTGAACGCTGTTACCTTTATACTAGCATCCTCAGTTGAGGGTATAGGATGGGTAATTAGGCAATTGTTAAATTTAATAAACATAAGATAATGGGAAGAGTAAAAGAAATGTATAGTAAGATGAGCCAAGAGGATGCAGCCTATAAGCTAAGTCTAGTGGAACAATGGCAGGAAGAATTGGTTGACCCCAAGATTCCTGAGACATTAAAGAGAACTATATTAAAAAACATATTACATTGATAGGTAAAAGTAAAAAAGAAAAGGATACGATAGTAACCTTAGATGGAGTGTTCTGGGATAGTCAAGAGCTGTTAGAGAAGATGTTGGATGATGACTTTTATTACGGCTATCTCGGAACAAACTCCTTATCTAGTTCAGCCTGTAAGAAGCTACTAGATTCACCAAGGGCTTACTCGGACAGCCTTATAACAAAATCTGGCAATGATAACCCAAACTTTAGGATAGGTCACCTATTCCATTGGGAATTGTTAGAGCCAGAGAAATACAATCAACTCCACTTTGTAGATGCAAAGCGAAAGGATTCTAAGGTATTTAAAGAAGCACTAGCAGAACACGGTTCGGATAAAATCTACACTATATCAGAGAGGGATATTGCCAAGAGAATGAGCGACAGTTTCCTTAACAATCCAAAAACAGCACACTACCTTAGGGATACTAGGTTTGAAGTGCCTGCTATAGGAGAGATAGAAGGTATTCCATTTAGGGCTAAGGCTGATGTATTAGGGGTAGGTTTTATTGTAGATTTAAAAAGTACAGGAGACCTTAATAAGTTTAAGTGGTCGGCACGAAACTTCTCCTATGATGTTCAAACATATATATACTGTGAATTATTTGGTATTAGTTATAAAGACTTTACCTTCGCTGTTGCTGACAAGTCTACTGGGCTGTTAGGTATATTTGAATGTAGCAGGGAATTCTACGAGAGTGGTAAGTTTAAAACCCATCAAGCTATTGACATCTATAATGATTTCTTTGTAGACAAGAAGAAGTCTGTAGATGAATTCTACTTATACGATGTACTATAGTAAGGAGGAATGCTACACAGATTTATTAGTGTCACTTACGATGGGGGTAATAGAGGTATCGGATATCAGCGATCTACTAGGGTATTATGAGGAGGCTGAGTGTTACGAATGTTGCCAAGGAATAATAGAAGCACATAGAGATTTTAAAGAAAATAATTATGAATATGATAGATAAATTAACAAAAGAGAAACAAGCAATAAAGGTTGCTAAGAAGGTGGTCGAGGACTATTTTTCACTTAACCTAAACAAGAGAACTAGAGAAAAACAATATATTATAGCAAGATCATACTTTTATAAGTTACTTAGGGATAATACAAAGATGACCCTTTCTCGCATAGGTAAAGAATTTAATAAGAACCATGCAACGGTGCTTCATTCCGTAAACCAATTAGAGGGTTATATAGAATACGACCATTACATAGAGACTGAATACCTATCATTGAATTCTATATTCTTAGATTCTGTAGATATGGAGTTTTTAAATAAGTACGATTCAGACGAAGCAGAGAATAGTCGAGAAGGATATTATGAATTGATGTGTGATTTTAAGGAGCTTAGTAAGAAGTATAGTATATTGAAGAAAGATTATGCTAACCTATCTAGGTCATCTAGTAAGTTATCTGTAAGGCATAAAGAACTTTCTGAATTATTTACTAAGAGAGAGAAGTATTATGCTAGGAACGGATTTATAGTAGGATAATGGAAGAAAAAGACAAACCAAAAAAGGTAGACGGTAGGAAGAATAATGGTGCTGTAAAAGGTGTCTATAGGGGTCAAGGTAGACCTCCTAAGATAAAGGAAAAGGAAACTAACGCCCTAACATTAAAGGCACTTAAAAAGGCTTTTGGTAGTGAGGAAAAGGCTTGGATTCATATAGCCCAGAAAGCCTCTGAGGGAAACTTTAACTACACAAAGATGCTGTGGGAGTACCGTTATGGTAAACCAAAGGAGCAGCAGGAACTAAATGTAAATACTAACTTGAATATCCCAATAGTGGATTTCACTAAACCTAAAACTATAGATGTCGACCACGAAGAAGTCACCGAGACAAAGAAGAGTCCACCAACAGATGGAGATGCCAGATGACTTTTGGAATTGGATAGTTAATCCAATACTAGGGTATCATGATGGCAAAAGGGAAAAATCTAAAAATAAAATATCTACAGATTGACAGATAGTAATTACATAGGGTGTTATGGGGAATTGTTGTTCTTTGCTGAATGTACAAAGAGAGGTTTTACAGTTAGTAAGCCTCTGTTAGATTCAAGCCCTTATGATTGCATTGTAGATAATAAGGTTGACTTATTTACTGTCCAGATAAAATCCTCTGGTAAACATCCAAGAGAGGATGATCCAAATATCCAAGTGCCTATACAAAACAGTAAGCAACTATACACCACAGAATTAGTAGACTACTTCGCTATATACTCCACATATTACAATGGGTTCTTTATGATTAAGAACAATGGGGATATGCAGGGAGTAAGGGTAAGTCTATCTGGGAAGTGGAAGGATAATTTCAATAACTATAAATTCATTAGAGATGTTAACATTTTATAGGGATTTAGCTAGGGGTAAACAATTGGAGGAGATGGTACTTTCTATAGTTAAGGCTAAGTATCCTAGTGCCTATATTAAGGATGGGTACTATAAGGAATGGGATATATTTGTTCCTGAGGTTGGTGTAGGTGTTGAGGTAAAGTCTGATGAGAAGAGTAAGTATACTGGGAATATAGTAATAGAAGTTGAATTCAATGGGAAGCCATCAGCTCTATCCACCACTAAGGCGGATTATTGGGTAATATATGATGGGTATAAATTCAATTGGTTCAAGCCTTCTAAGATTCAACAATGCATTGAGTCTAACAATCTGAGGGTTGCTAGATTTATTGGCAAAGGGGATGACAAATATAAAAAAGCATATTTAATAAAAAAGGAATTATTATACAATTATTGTGAGAACAACTAAAGAAGGAATATTATTTTACCATTTAATTCAAGGGGATTATTTACCTTGTTATTGTCCAAAATATTTAACAGATAATGATTTATGGTAAACAAGATAGAACTCCACCCAAAGTACCAACCATTATTTAACAGCGACAGCCGTTACTTTGTAATAACAGGAGGAAGAGGTTCTGGTAAATCGTTTGCCGTAAATACATTTCTTCCCCTCCTTACCTACGAACAAAACACTAAGACCTTGTTTACTCGTTACACCATGAGTAGTGCGGAGATGAGTATTATCCCAGAGTTTAGGGAGAAGCTAGAGATTATGGCTGTGGAGGATCAGTTTGCCATAACCAAGACTGAAATAAGGAATAAGGTAACAGGGAGCTCCATATACTTTAGCGGTATCAAAACAGCCTCTGGAGACCAGACAGCGAAGCTAAAATCAATTCAAGGGGTAAATACCTTTGTCCTTGATGAGGCTGAGGAATTGAACGATGAGACCTCCTTCGATAAGATTGACTACTCTATTAGGGCTAAGGGCGTGAAGAATAGATGTATTTTGATACTAAACCCCACCACAAAGGAACATTGGATATACCAAAGGTTCTTCCAGAATAGAGGTATCCCAGATGGATTTAATGGGACTAGGGATGGGGTAACCTATATCCACACCACCTACCTAGACAATGAAAACAACTTGTCCCCTTCATTTGTAAGGGAACTTAGGAATATGGAGAAGAATAACCCTAAGAAATACCACCACCAGATCATGGGAGGGTGGTTACAGAAAGCAGAGGGAGTTGTATTTAATAATTGGCAAGTAGGTAAATTTAATAATGAGATAGATTCAATATTCGGATTAGACTTCGGATTCTCGAATGACCCTACTGGGCTTGTAGAAATTGCCATAGATAAGGAGCGAAAGGTTATTTGGCTAAAGGAATTACTATATAAGAAGGGCTTAGTAACTTCCCAGATATACGATAGTTGTGTTAGATATTGCGGTAGGAATTTAATAGTAGCCGACAATAGTGAGCCACGATTACTTAGTGAGATGAAGATGAAACAAGTCCCACTTAATATTACCCCTACAATTAAATTTAAAGGGTCTATAGTTAGTGGTATAGCCCTCATGCAGGACTACAATATAAATATAGAAGGGGAGAACCTCCTTAAGGAATTCAATAACTACATTTGGGATATTAGGGGAGTAAAGCCAGTTGATCGATACAACCACCTTATAGACGCTGCGAGGTACGGAATTCAATACCTGCTTACTAGGTCAGTCCCTAAAGGAATGTATATTATAAGATAATTTGGTAGTTTAAAAATAATTTGTATATTGCATCAAGAATGTTTTTTTCAATATTTGATATATATTTAATTGTTTGATAGAAGAGGTAGTTTAATCGCTGCCTCTTTTTTTTGTAATATATTTTGGCAGATGGAAAATAATTTATATATTAGCAGTATAATTCTAAACAAAGATAATTATGGAACAAAGTAAAAAAGAGTATTATAGAGACTTAATAAGAAGTAGTAATGGGAAGATATTCCATGTTGAGTACTTCAAGAAAGGCGGAGAATTCCGCAAGATGAACGCTAGAATTGGTGTTAAGAAAGGTGTTAATGGTAAGGGACTAAAGTATGACCCATTTGAAAGAGGATACCTTGTAGCATTCGATATGGAGAAGGATGGGTTCAGGAATATAAATCTAAATACAATACAAAGCATTTCACTAGTAAAAGAATAATTATGGGAAATAAGGTAGATAAAATTAGCGATCTTGAATGGGAGGTTCAAAAGCTAACAGAAATTAAGGATAAGTTTAAGGCTAGGGCTAGACAGCTAAAACGTCAACTTGCCCATAGAGAGTATGACCATGTAGAGATGGTGGGGTTAGCGTTGCCTCAAGTAACTAAGAAGGGAGATGTTGTAGATAGAATGTATATAGAATTTGAGTCTAACCTTAGTGGGGACTTTTATACTGTGGAGGTAGACCCTTACCAGTTCGTAACTTGGATAGGGGAGAAGGAGGTTAAATCCATTAAGGAATTCATTAAGGTAAAGGTAGACCAGTTATGA